CAATCGATGACTTCTTGTATGTATCCATTTCCTTTTTCACTTGTTTTAGGACTGCTTTTTGGCGCTTGAGAATGTTCTCGATAATGGCGGTATTATACGCGTCATGGATAAATAGTTTGGGTACATGGGCGGCGAAAAAACCGTTGCCGGCCTCTGTGCCTGAGATGACGGTTCCGATGGGAATATCTTGGTGGTGAAACATCAAGTCCTGAACGAGAAAACTTTTACCGGTATCACGGCGCCCGATGAGAACGATGACGGGTCCCTTATTTTCATCTGGACGAAAGCTGATAGCCTTCATGTCGAATTTTGCGAGCTCTAAATTCATGACGAACTTGATGATACAAATGATGGATATTTTATTGCGACGGATTATACGAAGTCTGTTCCCGTTTAAAACCGATATAAAACATCTATCGAAGAATCATATTATTATTCGTTATTCGTTATCCGTTATTCATTTAGGAAAATGGCGACACCGTCCCCGACACCGACATTCCAACTTCACTATCGCAAACACAAATATACTCCGGAGAAAATCGATTCCGCAAAGCTTTACGATATTCAGAATTATATCCCGATTTATAGCCGTTTTTTTGATATCAACGAAACAAATTTCAATAGCATCCAACTGAACCAGACATATTATTTACAAAATATTATTGAGCATCCGAGAGGCGGAGATACAGACGAAACCCATGCTAATTCTCTAAATCATTTAGAAACTGTAATTGGGGATGACGCAGGCAACACGACGAATGTCCCGATGTTTGTGAAATATTCGCCGCTATTAGACCCCATACGGTATTTGTCTGGGAAATACGAGACGCCCGCCACATCCCCCCCTAAGACCTCGCTTCCTAAATATAATTCAACACCAGAAAACTGTGAAGAAAAGATGCTGAACACCAATAATTCATCTTATGTGGATGGGTTCTTTTCGTATTTGACAAGCCGAGCTCTTCATACCCATGGTATTGTTCATGGATTGGATTATTATGGAAGTTATCTTTGTAAGCAACGCGAGTTTTCAACGAACGTATTTGATGATATTGATTATTTGGCGGATTGTTCCTTTTTTAATACATACGAAAATCAGCGATTCACGATTGATTATTCGCAGTTTGGGGACGATGAATCGAGTATGCGCGACAATAAGTGGCTGAAGCTGCGAAATAAGCTGAACCCTGTTTTACAAACCCCTATTACAATTCTTGAAGATGTCATTGAGTTTGAGCCAACAACGCTGACGAATACCGACGCCGTTGGAATCGAGACAATGACTGCTGCCGCCAACACCGACGGTGATAGTCACATGGTTGAAATCAACTTTGATGACGTGGAACCATCGGAACAAGTATTACAGTCGAATAAAAAAAAGAGTAGTGGTAATTCGGCCAACAGCGACAGTGATAGCGAGAGCGATACATCAGAATCGAATTCATCTTATACTACGATTGATGGCGAAGACGGAAGCGATCACGGAAGAGATGACGACGAAGCAAAGGCAAACGACGACGACAACGACACACAATCGGCAGAAAGTGACGTCAGCAAGAGCAACGGCGAGAGTGATAGCGACGACGGCAGCAGCTATTCTAATTACAGCGACGATGAACAAATCATCGTAAAAATAAACGATTTTCCAATTCAAGCAATTTTACTCGAGAGATGCGTGAATACACTCGACCATATTATGATGCGAGATGAGCTCACAAAAGAAGAATGGACGTCGCTTCTGTTCCAGGTCATTATGACACTTGTCATTTATCAAAAAATGTTCAATTTCACACACAACGACCTTCATACAAATAATATTATGTTTATTGAAACCACCGAAGAGTTTATTTACTATCACTACAAAGGTCAGTATTACAAGGTCCCGACATATGGCCGTATTTTCAAAATCATCGACTTCGGCCGCGCCATATACAAATTCCGCGGAGAGCTGATTTGTAGCGACAGTTTTCATTTTAAAGGCGACGCAGCAACCCAATACAATTTCCCGCCATATTACAACCCCGACAAACCAACGGTTGAACCGAATTATAGTTTCGATTTATGCCGTTTCGCATGCGCACTCTTTGATTATTTCATTTATGACCTACGGAAGGTGGAAAAACTGTGTAAATCAGACCCCATTATTAAGCTGGTTGTAAAATGGACGACGGATGACAAAGGTCGAAACGTCCTCTATAAATCGAGCGGTGAGGAGAGATATCCGGATTTCAAATTGTATAAAATGATCACTCGGTCGGTTCATGGACATATTCCCTCCAACGAAATACATAATCCGCTGTTTGATGAATATAAAATCACGCATAAAAAATACAAGAAACATGCCGCACTTTCTGCGAAATTTCTGAAAGACGGTAAAAATACGCACCTATTTATTGACGTGAATGGATTGCCGTGTTATTGTGAGGCGTAAGATTACATCACTAGCCGCCGCCGTAGTGTTCCTTCCCTTCCGCATTATTGTCCTGTGCGACGCCTACGATTTTCGATAATCATCTCTCGGTGAGCAGGAACTCCATTCTTCGCGATGAATTCGATGTTACGCATGGTCCATCCCATACTGCATCCAGAATGACCCACTTCCATATTATTACCAACAAGTGTAACAACCTTGTCATCACCATAACTGAACATGAAACCGCGGTCGGCTGGCGGGCTGTATTGTGATAGATATTTCCAAACGTTCATTTCTTTCTGCTTGATTTCTGGTAATTGACCCACACGAATAATCGCACGCATTCCGTCGCGAATCATGTCTTCCGACCAGCTGTCGTTTATATACGAGAGGTCGCATGATTCGACCGCATCCATGGTAAGAGGCCAGTATTCGGCAGTATCGTCGGAGGAAGGAGAGCGTTCCAATTCGACAGCGACAGATTCGGGGGCGACGACGGTAGCGGTAGCGATAGGCATAACAACGATAACGATGATTTCATATCATGATATTCAATATAAACATAACGAATCAATTTTATCTTTATATGTAGGTTCGCGGTTAAAATAAGTATTTGAATATATTAAGGCTATATAAGTTGATGCCACGCGATACAATCAAAATCAACGGTGTCTCCTACGACATCACCGACTTCAAACACCCCGGCGGGAATATTATCAACTACGCGAAGAATTCGCCCGACGCGACAGAAATATTCAACGAGTTTCATCATCGGTCGAGTAAGGCGAAAAAGATGCTGGGTTCGCTGCCAGTTTTAACGGATGATAACGAATCTCTCGAACTCACGCCTCACCAGCAAGAAATGACGGCCGACTTCCGAGAGATGCGCGCCACCCTCGTCGAACAAGGATGCTTTGAACCGGATTATATCCACGTCTATTTTCGCCTTCTTGAAATCGCCTTTTACTTCGGTCTAGGAACATGGCTTGCTTCATACAATATCTACGCATCCATTCTCTCGTTCATCGCATTTAAGACGCGTTGCGGCTGGGTTCAACATGAATGCGGACATCTTAGTTTTACTGGAATCCGTGCGTTGGACCGCGCCATCCAAACATTCACGATGGGGTTTGGTGGCGGGGTCAGTTCATCAGTATGGAATACGATGCATCAAAAACACCACGCTACACCACAGAAAATTAAGCATGATATCGATTTGGATACAACACCGTTTGTCGCCTTTTTCGACCGTGCGTTTGAAGAAAACACAAACGGGAAAGCAGCTACGCGATTTATGAATCGATGGTGGATGCGGCTTCAAGCATGGACATACTTGCCTGTCATCAATGGTATTCTTGTCCATTTATTTTGGACATATTATCTTCATCCGAAGAAGGTTTTTCACCGTTTGTGTTCAGCACGAACGAGAGAAGTATATATTGAAACCGCATTTGAAGCGGTATGTATGACTGGTTCTCATCTCTCGTTGCCTCTCATTTTCTATTCTGGTGGCGGCGGCGAATACGGTGTATTGTGGTGTTACTTCCTATTGATGGTGGTGAATTTCTGGAATTTCATCTATTTATTCGGGCATTTCTCTCTGTCACATACCTATACCGGCGTAATTCCCGAAGACAAGCATCTGCTGTGGTTTGAATATGCGCTTCATCATACTGTGAATATTTCCACGAAATCGCAGCTCGTTTCATGGATGATGGGGTATCTCAATTTTCAAATCGAGCACCACCTTTTTCCGGCGATGCCGCAGTATAAAAATGCGATAGCGGCTCCGTATGTTCGTCGATTTTGTGCGAAGTGGGCCGACACCCCCGCATCATCTGGGTCCGCTGGGTTGAAATACATCGAACACTCTTATACACAAGCATGGTGGCTGATGTTATCAAACTTGAACAAAGTTGGAAAACATTATTATGACCATGGTGTAACTGTGGATGGCGTGGGCAGCGAAGAAGCCGCGAAGCCGACTGAACAAGCACAAGCACAAGAACAAGATCAAGAACAAGACCTTCATTTGGATTAAAATCCAGGCGTATCAACGAATACAGCTGGCGCACCACCGCCGCCGCCACCACCACCACCACCGCCGCCAATATTCTCAAACTGATTCAAAATAAATACGGCTAAAATCGAGGAGATACAGACAACGATTGAATCGCGAACAAGGACCTTCACCGGTTTTTGGTTATCATGATCGACGAACCGCATTTCTATGAATTTCAACAAAAAATACACAATACCAACGGCGGCGCCGATGATTGCTAGTTTCGTCGTATTGAACATTTTTATTTACAGGACGTATGAACGAATGTATATAGTTCTAAAAAGATGTATATACATACAAATTCAATTATTTATTGCTTTTTATACGCGAATTACTTACGACGTCTGAAATGCCAACATCACCGGTGGATAACAAAAATACATAACAACACCTGCGATTGCTAAAAATGCGAAAGAAAAAATGAAGATGAGTATATCGATAAGAACTATATTGTCATACCATTTTCCTTCATCTTCGTCGGATTCTCCACTTCCAAACATCTTATATTACTCTATCACATAATTATATATTGTTTATTGCTATTGTTATTGTTATTGCTATTGTTATTTTGGTAGTTGCGCCTCTTCGTTGATACCAAACCTTTTGTTCAGACTATTCTTACTAATTATAGAAAATACATCAACTACCGTTGGTATATGAAACGGTATTGCCGCATTATGTATTTGTAATGTTTTATCAAAATCCAAAAATAAAATACGAACAGTTTCACCTTGAACAGCTTCAAATATCTGTTTTATAATTGATATCGGTGTAAAATTAAAATCTG